CTCATCACTTCTACAGATGGTGCTAAATGGCATCTCATACAATCAGCAGCGGGTGATAACACCGATGGCTATGCAGGAATACCTGGAGTCGGTGTTAAACGTGCTACTAAGATATTTGAAGAGAGTGGCTGGAGCTGGAAAACATTAGTAAAAGCATTTGCTGAGAAAGATCTTAGTGAAGAGATTGCACTAATGAATGCAAGACTTGCAAAGATCTTAACCACAGATGATTATGACTATGAGAAGCAGCAACCCATACTTTGGTCCCCCTCCTCCGACTACGAAATTAAAAACGGAGCAGGAATTCAAACTTAAGCAATTAGAATATGCACTAAGCAAAGAGGAGACGCGAAAAGAAGACATAATTACTGTCTTCTTAGCTCTTCAAAGACAAAGCTTTGTACTAGGTAATTGCCTACAAAATTTACTAGATAAATGGCCCAAACCACCAATGATCACGGACCTGAGTATTACAGACGAGGCACAATTCAAGTCTGGGATTTTATACGTGATCAAGAACTCAACTTCCACCTCGGAAACGTTATAAAATACGTATGCCGAGCTGGACATAAAGAAGATCAAATTAATGATCTAACAAAAGCTATCCACTACCTAACTAACGAATTAGAGCATGTCACTAACAATTACACCAGATATACACCAGACATTCCTGAGCAACCAAGCGAAGGAGTTCAGGAGGACATACTCAATTGGGAACTCAACAGGTCGGGGACCGCGGACTAAACAAAAAGACTTAATTGTTGAAGAGTTTAAAGAGTTCTTAGAAGCTGATGGGGAACTATGGAGAGATAGCCCTATAACTACAGCTAATTGTTTAAAAGAGTTAGCAGATCTAGTCTATGTGTGTTATCAGTACGCTGAGAATATGGGATGGGATCTAGATGAAGCTTTACATAGAGTACATGAAAGTAATATGTCAAAATTAGATGAAGACGGTAAGCCTATCTACCGTGAAGATGGCAAGGTTCTTAAAGGACCAAAATATTCACCACCAAACTTAGAGAATTTAGTTTAAATGCCTGAATTAATAGCTAGAACTGGCCGTGTTCAGTCATGGATTGACAATCCTGATTCCCGTCTACCTGTCAGTTGTACTGTATTTGTAGTAGAAGACTCAATGGAGGGTCCAGATGGAATTGAAAAATCATGGAGATTTGTGTCACATGCCCTTCGATATGGGGCGGGCTGCGCTGTACACCTATCTAATCTCCGTCCAAGAGGAGCAGAGAATGGAAAGGGGCTTACAGCCAGCGGACCTGTCTCATTTGCCAAAATTTACTCAACTTTAAATGAAACACTTAGAAGAGGTGGAGTCTACAAGAATGGTGCTGTTGTTGCCCATCTTGATATTGACCATGCCGATATTATTGAGTTCGTGCGTGCTCCCAGGGCTGAACTTCCCTGGATTAAACGGTGCGTCAACATTAATGAAGAAAAGTGGGGATCTACCACAGATGAAACCAGAGAAGCCATCCTCCACGGAATTGCCAGTGGAGACATTTGGCTTACCAAAATAAGATATGACAAAAATGGAGAACGGATCTACGGTAATGTATGCCTCGAAGTCTTCCTCAAATCAAGAGCCACATGTTTGTTACAACACGTCAACTTGGGAGCTTGTAAAATCGGAGACATCAGTGACGCTTTCGTTGAAGGTATGTCCGAACTGTGCGACCTCCATGGCCGAACAGGTGTTGAAAAATCTGGGGAATATTTACCCCCAGAAACGGATCGCCAAGTCGGACTTGGATGTCTTGGATTAGCTAACTTATTGAAGCTCAACAATGTTACCTATAAACAATTTGGTGATGCGTTAGAAGCAACAATGGATGGTATACCTGGCTTAGGTACTGCAGGCTTAATTGCTGCAGAATTATATAGAGGCATCAAACGTGCTGCAGAAATAGCACGTCAGAATAATATGGATAGAGCATTTGCTATAGCACCTACTGCTTCATGCTCTTATAAAAGTAAAGATTTAGAAGGATACACATGTACCCCCGAAATTGCACCTCCAATATCTACCTCTGTAGATAGAGATAGCGATACCTTTGGTGTACAACATTTCGATTATGGTGATGTAGAGATTGCCAGTAAAGTTGGTTGGGATGCTTATAAGAAAGTAGCTGATCAACTAATGATTATGTTAAACAGTACAGGGCTTCTTCACGGCTATAGCTTTAACTCATGGAGTGATGTTATAGAATACGACAATGCGTTCGTGGAAGAGTGGCTTCGGTCCCCTCAAACTTCTCTTTATTACAGCCTTCAAGTGATGGGAGACGTACAAGATAAATCAAGTGCATACGCAGCTTTAGATGAATCAGATGTCGAAGATTACTTGCAAGGGATTTTAAAGAACGAACCCCTTACATGCGATTGTCAAGAATGAACCCATATGATAAATTACTCAATAGAAAGAGGACATGGACTCCTGTCAAACCAACAGGAGGAACACTTAAAACAGGAGCTGAAGAGACCATCTTCCGAGCTTTGGCAATACGTCACATGGAGCTACCAGTTGGGGATTTTATCTCCGAAGCTCTTGAGAAAGACGTACCTGCTAATGCAAGAACTCTTCTCGAATCCAATGTTAAAGATGAAATAAAGCACGATCTCGCCCTCGGCTATATAGTAGATGCCCTGGGTGCAGATGAAAATGCAGAAAAAGAAGCAATTAAACTAAGAGATGCCTGGATTGAACACCCTGATCATACACTTACCAAAGCTTTGGTCGCAGAACGGGCCATCTTCTTCGTTTTACTCCCTTTCTTTAGGTTTAATGGGGATGCTGCTCTTCGTACTGTATCTGCCGATATCTCCAGAGACGAGCAGATCCATGTCGGAACGAATACTCTTGTATGTTCTGAGCTGGGCTTACGTAGCTCTCCTTCTCTGGATAAACTTAGGAAGGCCACCATTAACTGGATTTTACAACCACTAGGTATAAATACTACTGATAGATATTTAGACAAAAAATTTTGGCTAGATGCTAGTGATCGCCTTATGTATGAAGGTAAGGCTCCAGAATTTTCTGAGACCAAGCGAGCAAGAATGCCCGCATTTTTTGAACATGCAAACACAAATCTCCCTCAGTACTCTTAAGCTGCACAACGAAAGGTTGGACAAGCTAGTAGATAGGCTGCAGGCAAACTTCGGTTGGAAACCCGTTCACCCAAAAGAGTCAATCGAATCAATTATGTACCGCGCTGGTCAAGCCAGCGTAATCGAATATATCAACTCAATTATGGAGGACGAAATCTAATGTGCCCACCAGCTCTAGCACCACTGATAACTAAATTTGTTGCCTCATCAATAGGTAAGACACTATTAACAACTGCAGTAACAGGACTTGTAGCAAAGAAATTGCAAGGTAAGCCACCAACACCACCACCTACTATTCTACCTAAACAGAATACACCTTATCAAAGACAACAAGGTCCAACTGCAGGTGCAGCTTTAGGTGATGAAGATGTCAGACCAGAAGATGAGGATATCAAATTAGCACAAGGTGAACAGGCAAGGAAGAAACTACAAAGAAAGCAGCAAGGAGTTAAAGGTTTAGCTGCAGTAGAACCTGCTCAAGAATCAGCATCAATGGGAATCAACCCAGGTAGTTACGCCTAATGAATACAGCACGTGAAAGATATAGTCAACTGTCCTCAAACCGTACGCAGTTCCTTAGTACAGCAGTTGAATGTTCAGAACTTACGCTGCCTTATTTAGTTAAAGAAGACACAAACTCTAACCGTAAGCAACTCAAGACCCCTTGGCAATCGGTTGGAGCCAAGTCAGTAGTAAACCTAGCTGCCAAGCTAGGTCTTGCTTTACTACCACCACAAACAACATTTTTCAAGTTACAAATTAGAGACGATAAGCTTGGTGAAGAAATCCCAGCTGATGTAAGAAGTGAACTAGATCTATCCTTCTCCAAAATGGAGAGGATGGTAATGGATTATGTTAATGCATCAAGTGATAGGGTTGTATTGAACCAAGCTTTAAAACATCTGATTGTATCTGGAAATGCTTTAATTTATATGGGCAAAGAAGGTCTCAAGCACTATCCCCTCAACCGTTACGTAGTTAATCGTGATGGAAACGGGAACGTCATAGAGATCGTCACAAAGGAACTTATTAGTCGCAAGTTATTAGACTTACCAAAGGAAGTTAATCAACCTAACTCAGGTATTGACGAGACCACTGGTGGCTATGGAACTGATGACAAAGAAGTAGAGGTTTACACCTGCGTCAAAATAGATGATAAGAGTGGACGTTGGACCTGGCATCAAGAGGCTTACGATAAGATTATCGAAGGCACAAAAAGTACAGCTCCAAAGAACACTAGTCCCTGGCTAGTCCTCAGATTTAATACTGTGGATGGAGAAGACTACGGTCGTGGTAGGGTCGAAGAATTTCTAGGTGATATTAGATCACTAGAAGCATTGAGTCAAGCTCTCTGTGAGGGAGCAGCTGCTGCAGCAAAAGTTTTATTCCTTGTGTCGCCTAGTTCTACAACTAAGCCACAAACAATAGCTCAAGCTGGTAATGGTGCAATCGTTTCTGGAAGACCAGAAGACGTTGGCGTTATACAAGTAGGCAAGACTGCTGACTTTAGAACAGCAGCTGAAATGGCTCAGACAATTGAGAAGAGACTTGCTGATGCATTCCTAATCCTGAACATCAGGCAAAGCGAACGCACTACAGCTGAGGAGGTACGCCTTACTCAGTTGGAATTGGAACAGCAACTCGGTGGACTATTTAGTTTACTTACAGTTGAGTTTCTTATTCCATATCTAGATAGAACTCTACACATCCTTCAACGTAATAATCAACTACCGAAGATACCTAAAGATTTAGTTAGGCCACAGATAGTTGCCGGTGTTAACGCATTAGGTAGAGGACAAGATAGAGAAAGCCTTACACAATTTGTTGGAACTATTGCACAGACAATGGGTCCAGAAGCATTGATGAAGTTTGTTGATCCTAGTGAATACATCAAACGTCTAGCAGCTTCACAAGGTATTGATGTTCTTAACTTAGTTAAAACAGAAGAACAATTACAACAAGAGATGCAGCAACAGCAGCAAGCTCAACAAATGCAGGCAATGACTGAACAAGCTGGTCAATTAATGGGATCACCCATGATGGATCCTGCTAAGAACCCAGCATTAAATACAGAAGATGAGGAACCACCAACCCCTGAAGAATAAATGGCAGAAACACTAACATTTGATAACGTATCTGAACAACAACCAACAACACCAGAGAATCTATCTACAGAAGAACAGGATTCTCTGCAAGTTGGTGAACAAATACAAGGACAACAAGAAGAACTCTTAGCTGGTAAGTATGAGAATGCTCAACAACTAGAGAAGGCTTACATCGAACTCCAAAAGAAGATGGGTTCAGATGAAAAAGGAGAAGAAGCTAGTACTGAAGAGGAGAAAGCTGAACCAGATTTCGAAGTAACACCAACTGTTGAGGCTTTAACTAGAGCAACAGATGAGTACAACAAAACTGGTGCATTAACTGAAGAAACGATGGCTGGTTTTGCTGAAATGAATAGCAAAGATTTAGTTGATACTTACTTCAAAATGGCTAAGTATGCAGAAGGCCTAGAAGCACCTGCAGCTGCGCCTACAGCTGACCTCTCTGATGCAGATGTAAATACTATACAGAACTCTGTGGGAGGCGAAGCACAGTATAATCAACTACTTAATTGGGCTTCAGACAATGTGTCTGGAGATCAGATGAAAGCCTTTGATAATATGATTAATACTGGTGATGCAAATTCTATTCAACTAGCTATCAGTGGACTCAAAGCTCAATATGATAACGTACAAGGATATGAAGGTAGAATGCTAAGCGGCAAAGCACCTAGGACTTCAGGTGATGTATATAGAAGTCAAGCTGAAGTAGTCAAAGCTATGAGTGATCCTAAATATGATGATGATCCAGCTTATAGACAAGACGTAATG